TATATTTATAGGCAAATAATTGCTATATGACAATAGATATTTGTAAGTAGAAAGGAAACCATGTCAACTAAAGTAGATTTTCATGCCATTAGACCTTTTGGTCCGACTATATTAGAAGGTAAACTACCTAATAACTTAATTAAAATTCTTGATAACAGAGCTACAAAATTATTAGAGGACAAAAAATTATCAAAAGAATACGATCACTCTATGAATTTAGCAGGTAATGTTCAACAAGAAGTTCGTTATCCTAACGATGATTTAATTAGCAAAGAATTTAAACCTTTAATAGATGCTTTAGGTAAAGTAGTTCATCAATATATTTCTATACCTCCTGCTAGTGATACAATATCACCAGCATTTGTTGGATCTATGCTTATAGAATCTATGTGGGTCGTGAGTCAGTGGGCTGGAGACTTTAATCCTATGCATGTACATCAGGGCGAATTGTCAGGTGTTATCTATTTACGAGTGCCTCCAAGTTTAAAAGATGAATATGCAAAAGAAGATCACTATCCTTGTGTAGGCGATATACATTTTATGTGTGGTCAAGCTGCAACTTTTAGTGGTCACAAACATCAAGTAACACCTGAAGTAGGTGCAATATATTTATTTCCTTCTTGGTTATCTCATGGTGTTTATCCATTTAGAACTCCTAATGAAGAGAGAAGATCTGTTTCTTTTAATTTACATTTAAAGAAAAAAGAACCTATTAATGATTGACATTAACAAAGTGCCGATGGTCCGTGTGACGTGGCTCGATGCTCGTGATACTGAGACTGGTTGGATTGATATAAAAGAAGTTATGGATGCTCCGTTGGCCGTGTGCCAAGAAGTAGGGTGGATGATACATAATGGTAAAGAAAAAATAATTATTATGCGTTCGTATAGCAAAGACAAAGAAGACATATCAGGCGGTGGTGCTATCGCAATACCTAAAGATTGGTTAAAGAAAATAGAATATTTAAAAGTAAGTTATAGTGAATTCTAAAATATTTATTGGAACACCTTGTTACGGCAATATGTTGACAGCCGACTATTTTAAAAGCTGTCTACAACTTACGGCTTTAGCAGCTAGTAAAAAAATAGAAATACAATTTGGAACTATTGGTAATGAATCTTTAGTAACAAGAGCTCGAAACACATTGGTGCAATTATTTATGGACGACGAACAATATACACATCTTTTATTTATTGACGCTGATTTAGCTTTTAATTCTGAGTCAGTGTTTCGTATGTTAGATTTAGATGAAGATGTAGTGACAGGAGTATACCCACGAAAGGTAATTGATTGGACCAAGGCAATCAAAAAAGTAAAAGAAAAACCAAATATAAGTGAAGATGAATTACATGCAGCATCGTTGCAATATAATTTAAATGTTAAAGATCCAAAAAATATTATGGTTAAAAAAGGTTTTATAGAAGTATTGGACGGTGCAACTGGTTTTATGTTGATAAAAAGAAATGTATTTAAAAAAATGGCATTGGCATATCCTCATTTAAGATTTAAATCTGATCAACATTTAGGCGATCCTCACGACAAAACCTTTGGATATCACGACACGTCTGATTGGAACTATGCTTTTTTTGACACTATGATAGAGCCTGGTACTAAAAGATATTTATCTGAAGATTATGCTTTTTGTCGTTTATGGCAAAAAATAGGCGGTAAAATATATGCTGATATTGCTAGTGGTATGACACACATGGGTAATTACTCCTTCAAAGGTAATGTAGGAACTCAATTCTTGCCACAAAACAATAAATAATTTAGTATACCCCGACATGAAATTAGTCGATTTAAAGTTTCAACCAGGTATAGATAAACAAGATACTGCTTATTCAGCAGGAGATCAACGTAAGTATGTTGATTCTGACTTTGTTCGATTTCACTATGGTAAACCTGAAAGATGGAAAGGTTGGACATATTTGCCAAATCCAAATAAAACTATTGTGGGCGTGGTCCGTGATACGCATAGCTGGATTGGTTTAGACGGAACCAGATATCTTGCTTTAGGTACAGACAGAAAATTATATATTTATTCTGATGGCGCAGTAACTGACATAACTCCTATTAGAGAAACAGCAGCTTTAACAAATCCTTTTACCACAAATGGTACAACAACTGTTACAGTTACGGATGCAGCTCATGGAGCACACATTGGTGACTTTGTTACTTTTGATTCATTCTCTGCAATAGATGGATTAGATATGAATAACGAGTTTGAAGTTATTACAGTTCCTTCTGCTAGTACATATACAGTAACTCATACAAGCACAGCTTCTGGGTCAACATCAGGCGGCGGTGGATCTGGAAATGCTAATTATCAAATTCGAACAGGGCCATCTACATCTAGTTATGGTTATGGTTGGGGAACATTGGCTTGGAATAATAGCACATGGAATACGCCAAGATCATCTTCAAGTGTTGTAGTAGACGCAAGAAACTGGTCTTTAGATAATTTTGGTGAAGATTTAATTGCTACCGTTTTAAATGGTGGAACGTTTGTTTGGGATACATCAGGGGGTACAAGTAATAGAGCAACAACTTTATCTAATGCTCCAACAGCTTCTAGGTTTAGTTTAGTGTCTACCGACACAAGACATTTATTAATTTTTGGTACAGAAACAACAATAGGCAACAGTGATACGCAAGATGATTTATTATTTAGATTTTCTGATCGAGAAGACGCTACGGATTATACACCAGTATCAACTAATGAAGCTGGTTCTCTTCGTATATCAGATGGCTCTAGAATAGTAGGCGCTGTTAAATCATCTGGTCAAATATTAGTTTGGACAGATACATCTATGCACGGTATTCAATTTGTTGGCACACCTTTTACTTTTGGTCTTAGACAGCTTGGTGCTAACTGTGGGTTAATAGCTCAACACGCAGCAGTAGAAATAAATGGTAGATCTTATTGGATGTCTGATAATTCTTTTTACATGTACGATGGTGTTGTCAAAAAAATGCCTTGTTCTGTTCAAGATTATGTATTTGACGATATAAGTTATACTAATAAAAAAGACATAGCCTGTGGTATTAACACCGCATTTAATGAAATAATTTGGTATTACCCATCAGCTAATGCTACACAAATAGACAGAGCTGTGGCTTACAACTATCTAGAGAACACTTGGTATACTACATCCCTTGCAAGAACTACTTGGTTAGGTGCTTATGTATATGAATTACCTATTGCTACAGAATACGATGCAAGCTTAACAGCAAATAACTCTACTATACTTGGGTTAACTGCAGGTGCTTCGTATATTTACGAACATGAGAATGGTAATAATCAAGCGGACGGCACAGCTATCTCTGCTTTTTTAACATCAGGTTCTGTTGAAATAGCGGACGGTGATGAACTTATGTCTGTAAGTAAACTTGTTCCAGACTTTGATAATTTAACTAATACCATGACGGCTACACTAACACTTGAACAATATCCTCAATCAGCAGATACGGTTACTACCACTGGATCTATTTCCAATACTACGGAGAAGATTGATGTAAGAGGTAGAGGAAGAGCAGTTAAAATTAAATATCAAACAAACACTGTAAACGACACTGCTTGGAGACTAGGATCAACAAAATTACAACTTAGACCAGACGGAAGAAGATAATATTAAAATAAATTTTTTATGTTCTATGCCTAGAGCAGGTAACACTTTGCTAGGCTCTTTACTTAATCAAAGTGATGATATTAAAGTTACAGCAAATAGCGTTGTAACCGAATTAGTTCATCGTATTTTAACCTTACAGGATTTTCCACAGTATCAAGAATTTCCAGATTATACTGGAGTACACAACGCAGCTAAACAAGCATTTTTTTCTTACTACAAACATTATAAGTGCAAACATGTTTTGGATAGAGGATCTTGGGGCACTGAAGCAAACCTAAATTATTTAAGAGAATTAAAATTAAACAGTAAATTTGTAATACTGTATAGACCTGTCTTTGAATGTTTAGCTTCAACTCTTAAAGTTATGAACATTAAAGAATCACGTAAAGAAGAAATGTGTAATTCTTTATTAAGAAGAGATCACAACATAGGAGTATCTATATGGAGCATTGAAAATATACTTAACTCAGAAGAAAAATATAAAATTATTACTTACGATGAGTTAATAAAGTCTCCTAAACAAACAATTTTTAAAATATTAAAATTTTTAAATGTGCCTCAGTATAGAATAAAAACTAAAAATTTTAATCAATTTTCTATACAGAATATACAGTATAATGACCCTATTCCTGAATGGCATCATATTAGAACTAACAATATTAAAAAAAATCCTTATGATTACTTGTCTTTGATACCAGATAAAATAATTGAAAAATATGAAAAAACCCATATTATGTTTGATAATTTAATAAAGAGTAAAAATGGCTAGAATAACTATCACACGATTACCCAATGCGACTCCAGAATATGATGCCAATCAGTTTGATCAAATGATTCAATTATTAGATCAAATAATTTTTTTACTTAATACAAACTACCAACAAGATTTAAAAAACGAATCAGAGTCGGAGGCTGTTTTCCTTGGCTAATACATTTAAAAGTGCAATGGTAGATGTAACTACTACGAATTTAACAACTGTCTTGACAGTTCCCACGGCTGATCCTGGTGCAACGCCACCAGTTCCACCAACTACAGATATAGTAAAATCTCTTTTAGTTTGCAATGACTCTGGTTCAACAACTTTAGTTGATGTTGAAGTTGTCAGAGGGGCTGCAACCTTTGAAGTATTTAAAGCAAAGAGTGTTGCTACAAACACAACCACAGAACTATTGACACAACCTTTAGTTTTGCAAGAAAGTGATATTCTTAAAGTTCAAGCTAATGCTGCCAATCAGGTGCACATTATAGCAAGTTTTTTGGAGATCACAAAAGGACAACTCTGATCAATCTTCATTCGTTATTTATTACTCCCGTATTTTCACTACAATTAAAAGGCCACGAACATCTTATTGATAGCATCTATCAACTACGAGAAAAAGATGAGATGGGTATGCCACGGTCCAATGTCGGCGGTTGGCATAGTCATGATGAAATATATGATATTAAAAAGTTTCGTCCTTTGGTTGGTGATATATTAAAATATTCTAAAGATTGTTTTAATCACTTAGATGTCAAACACAATTATGTTCCTGAAATGACTGGTATGTGGGGTATGATTAATCCACCAGGATCACGAAACAATGTTCACACGCATCCATATAACTATTTATCAGGTGTATTTTATCTTAAAGCTCCTAAAAAGTGTGGAAATATTGTGTTTCTAGAGCCTAAACCACAGTCAGAGGTGCTATCACCACCTAAAACAGATAAAGCCTCTATACACCTTGCTCACAGCGTACAATGGGAGCCTGTTGAAAATTCCTTGATTTTTTTTCCATCATGGTTACAACATGAAGTACAAACAAATAATTCTGATGAAGATAGAGTTATCATCAGTTTTAACATAAATTGGAGAAACGAAGATGCCGATAGTTGAACCTGCTGAATTACTAGGTCACATTACGACTGAAGATGGAAGAAGAATTCCACATTATAAAGTAAAAACTGAAACAACAATTACTCATGTTGATACGGGCGCTGAATATGAATCAGAGGCTGCGGCTCAAGCTGATGTTGATAATCCAGGAACATCTACAACTGCTGAAAAAATTAGAAGAGACGTAAAAGTATTCGCCCCTTCTTTAGCAGATATGTTAGGTGTAACTCCTGATTAATTAAGCGCTACACGCTTCACATTCCATATCAGAATCTAAGCCTGTTATCATAACAGTTGCATCGGAGTTATGTGGTTTACCTTGAATTGTATGTATATGAGAACTTTTTTTGTGTTCTAATAATTCTTGTTGTAGTTTTTCATTGTCTCTTTCCACTGCTAATAAACGTTCGTGGTAACGACTCACCTTATCAGCAAGGGTAGCTATAGCCTTCAATACTTCTTGATTTTCCATAATATCTCCTTGATTTATAATTTTTGGGTGAGATCTAATTTAAACATGTGTACAGAATATATCAAG